AATGCGATTCCGAGCTGGAAGTTGCCAATGATCACCATCACAAGACCGGTATAATCGGTCGCCGCCCCAGATGGCATGTATTGATCCAAAGTGATGGGGAACCCAGCATAAGAACCCTCGACGATCTGACCTTGCACGGTCTGCACATCATTGCCGCCGGCCGTGAGTTTCAGCCGCCCGAATACCATCGCATCAGCCACACCAGAAGCAAGCCAGCGTGAGCCGGTGCGCGCGTAGATCGGCAAAATCCCGATCAGCCCGGTCACGTCGCTGGCATCGATCTCCGGGAACGTGTCATGCGCTGCCGCTGCGGTATAGGTGCCGCCCGAATAGTTTGTGTCCTGAAACAGCTGCACCAGACCACGCATGCCACCATAGGTCGAGGTGCCATCACCGTTGATCGCGCACGCGTCTTCCTTGATCGAGAAAGCGCGCGCCTGCTCGCGGGCGACCATCTCAGCCAGCGCAATGATCGTGTCCTGCGCCGTCGACTTGCCAATATTCGTCCACGCCATCAGGTCCTTTAATGTCAAGGTAACCTGATCGCCAGCCGGGTCAGTAGTCGTGCCGGATGTACCTTCGCCGACGAAATACGCAGTGCTGTCGCCAGTGATGCGTGGAATCGAGGTCGATGCGGTCGACATCGGAATCACGTTCGAGATGCGCCGCATCACGCCGTACTGCTCACGGTTGGAGATGATTGCCGCCTCGAGTTCGACCGGAATCAGCCAGCCGGCTGAGGTGAATTGACCCTCGACCAAAGAGCGTTCGTCGAACCCCAGTTGCTCGCGTGATCCCTGCTGCAGCTGTACGCCGGCATCTCTGCACCAGCGAACGGCATTCGGATTGCCATGCACCGCCGCCATGCACCACATTCCGGCGCGGTAGGCTACTTCTCGGTCTTCCATGCCGAGCACCTTGCCGATGTTCTGAAATGCGCGCAGCGACGTTGCGGCGGCCACGATCTCGCGGGCTGACATGCCGTAGGGATAACCAGGTCCGCCAGCGGTGCGCGTCGGCTGCGGCTCGACGCGTCCGACATTAGTTCCGCGCATCTTCTCGCCCAAAAGTTTGAGCATCGAGGATTTATATGCATCGACCGTGATCAGCGGATCGGCGATCGCTTTCTTAGCGAGAGCAGGCCCGTCGAACTCAGGCCACATTTCCCCGATCGCGAGAATTTCAGCATTGCGCTTCGCGATGCGTCGACGCTCATCGGCGCGTGCCGCGGCGTCGCTTGCCTGCAGATCAACTATCAATGCGTCCTCGCGCTGTTGCGTCTGCGGTACTTCGGTTTCGACTGCGTTTCCATCTGGCATTTTCGGCCCCTTTCGTTGCGGTTCGATCGAGCGGCCCGGTCCGACTGTCGGATCAGCCGGTACCGAAACTAATGAGCCCTCGAGCGGTTCCCAATCCATTACCCGATATTTATTCAGCTCGGTGCCTTTCTCAGTCAGCACCCCCATATGAATTTGGTATCCGATGGACGTCGAGCGACGAATGCCGTCGACCACATCCTGGAAAACTTCCTGCGCCCTCTGCGAATTACCGAAACGCGCGAGCACGCGTAATTTCTTGTCCGGGCCGATTTCCCAGCGATCGATCACGCCTACGAGATCGTTGCTTGAGTGGTCGACTAGAATCGGCATGCCGCTATCTAAGCGTTCCGAGCGGATCGACTTTTTGCCGAGGTCGAGCGTCTCTTCGCCCCACCATCTCTCATAAGGTCGCTCCGATGCCAGCGACATCCAGACGGTATGGCTTTGCGCATCAGCGCTGGCGCGGTCTAACTCGAACTCGCGCTCAGCGCGCATCCCAGCTATTTGCCGCAACTGCTCGCGTTGAGGTAGCGCGGCGAAAGCGCGCTGCTGATCGCGTAAAGTAATTGGTGCGTTCATGTGCTAAACCAAGGAAGGAAGCCTTCAAAGCCATTAATCGACAAAGACAGCCACCGCTTTGGCGAGATGGCGGTAGGCGCGTTGCTCGCGCTCATCGTGGCGGTGCCTGATCCCACTGGCGCGCCCGACTCACCCAGCCGTGACCAGCCGCGTCCGGTGCCGGGTTCAGCGTTGCTGAACCAAGGTAACCACCCGTCGACACCGTTGACGGATACCGTGATCCAACGACGGGCGGTGACATCCACCGGCGCATTGTTAGTCGTGAAGGTCGCGACAGCGACGCCAATCGGCGCGCCGCCGGCGCCGAGTTCGCCCCATCCAGCTTGCAATAGCGTCGGACTAGTCGACGCAAACCACGGGATATATCCGAGCACGCCGTTAATCGATTGCGTCACCCAGCGGCGGATTGACATGGCCGCAGGCGCATTGCTGGCAGAAAACGTCGCGGCCGCCGCGCCGACTAATGCGCCGGACTCACCGACTGGCGAGATGATGTATCGCGTGACATGCGGCAGACTGATCGTTGCATCGAAGCGCACATCGCGAAAATAGTTGCCGTTATTAAACGCGGTATCAGGAAAGCTGCCCTTGCCGGCATGAAACAAGCCCATCTCGCCGGTCAAATTTCCGCTCACGATGTTAGAGTCGAAACCGTGCGCAGTTAGAACGTAATAGATCGAATTGACGCTCACGATGTAGTCGGTTGCCGCCTGAATCGTGAGCGGCGAGGTCAGCGTTTCCTCGAACCAGCCCGGGGTGAAAATGTTTGCCGGCAAATCGGAAAACGTTTGCGATCTCAGCAGAGTTCCGCCCGCCGACCAGATGTTTCCGACGACCGGCCAGCCTAAGCCAATGCCAAGGTTGTCCTGGGTGTCGAGCGCATCGCGCCAGTAACGGATCGCGGAAATAACGCCGCCTGATGCCGACTGAAACTTGAGACCAAGCTCTAAGATTTGGCCGTCGTTGGCACCGGTGCTGCCCGGCGTCTGCGTGGTGAGAACGTTCTCGCTCATGTCGAAAACCAGGGCAGATAGCCCATCACGCCGTTGATGGCCAGCGTTAGCCAGAGAATCGGCGAGATCGCCACCGGCGCATTAGTCGCGGTCCAACGCACTGCGCCCACGCCAATAGGTAAGCCGAGTTCGCCAATGCGCGACCACGGGCCGATACCATTACCCAATCCCGCGGATGCAAACCAAGGAATCCAACCGTCTTGACCATTAATCTTCATGGCAACCCAGCGCTGCGTTTGGATGCCATTTGGCGGCGGCGCGTTGCTTGCCGAGAAGGTCACGATCGAGCTGCCGAGTGGCGCGCCGCTTTGACCGATTGGTCCCCATTGCGTCACCGGTCGCGTGGGATCGTTATCACTGAACCATGGCAAATAGCCCATATCACCGTTGACCTTGAACGCGATCCACGCGCGCGGCGAGATCGGTGTAGGCGCGTTGTTCGCTGCGAAGGTTGCGGTAGCAACGCCAACGCAGGAGCCGCCAAGCCCCAGCGGTTGAATGACAAGCGGTTGTGGTCCTGTCGACCATGGCACGCCCATCAATCACCCTCCGCGCGTCGCATCCGCGCCTTAAGCATATCGATCGCTTTGCCAGCTGCCGGGGTTTGCTCGCTCTGTTCGGCTTGCGCTTCTTTCGGCCCGAGGGGTTCGGTCTGCGCCATGCCAGGTCTTTGCGATTGCAGCAGTACACCGTTGGCATCGGCGATTTTTTGCTCTTGCGCCAATTCCTCGAGGATGTCCTCGAAGTCTTCGCCCGATTCCATGCAGATACGCGTGCGCGAGGTCAACTGAGAATCCAAGGCTAGAATCTTCGCGAGCACCTCTTTTTGAGGATCCACCCAATCCCAGGTCTTCGGCTGGAAGCGCGCGTCATCGACCGCGTTTTGATAGGTGTACGGCAAGCGCCCGCCGACTATTTCCGCGCGCAGGAAATCGGCAAAGCGTGGCCGGACGACGTGGTCGATGTACCAGTTCTGTACCGATTTCCACATGTCGCGCTCCTCGAGAAGCGCAACGCGTGCGGTGGAGTAATTGACCGAGCTGGGATCATTCGCGAGCGAGTGATAAGCAACGCCGAGCGCTGCCGCCACACCGCGCAGCATCGAGCGCATGAATGGCTCAATCGCGCCGTCTGGGAAAGTCGGCTGAAATGCGTTCAGCGTGTAGCCCATTGGCAGCGTCACGTAGCCGCCCGGCTCGACGTTCTCGAGCAGATTGGCGCAGTCGACTTGCGCGCTCGCCATCATGTCGGGCGGATCACCATTAGGCGACTCCACTACCCCGACTTTGCTCGCGCCGACTCTGGCATTGATGATCGCGGCTTCCTCGAAGGCGCCCAGATGCCAAAGGCGAATCATTGCGGCATGCAGCCAAGGGAAGCCGCGCACTTGCTCCGGCCAATCAGGCATGAAGACGTGGACGACTTCCTCAGCTGCTACGCGCTCGCGCGCGCGTTCTCGGCCCCGATTCCACTCGCCGAGTTCCCCCGGGTTTTCTTTCAGCAACCAATAAGCCCGCGGCTTGCCGAAGCTGTCGACCTCGACTCCCATCTTGATCGCACCATCGGGGAGTTGATCATTGAACAGTTCATCCAGCCGGTCGATATCGAGCAGTTGATATTGCAAACCCTGCGGCGTCACCGTCTTGCGCATCAAGATCTCGCCATCGCGGGCAAGACAGCGAACATTGAGCCGGTCCATCTCGCCTAGCGAAAGCTTGCCCGTGACGTCGCAATTGCCCGGCTGACTCCATCGCTCGTATGCCGTCTCGATGGCATCGTTCGCGGTCTCATTTGGAAGCCCGCTCGAGCTGAACTTGATCTTGCATTCCATCTCGAATGGCTCTGGCCCGGCGACGTTATCGACGGCGGCATTAATGAATTTGGCCGCATAGGCGTCTCCCCTGGCGAGCGAGCGCGCCCGGGAACGCAGCAGATACAGCTCATAGCGCAGCCACCGGTTAATGCTGCCTGGCTGATAGTTCCACGATGCCGTGAGTCGCGAGAGGTCAGCGCCCGGGAATGCTGAGGTCATGCGTCCTGCTATGCGCGTCGGTCGCCGCGCAAGCCCGAATGCCTGCCCGATCAGACGCAATCGCGCACCGAGACTCAGAGACGTACCCATAGTTTTCTGCCGCCTTGCTCACCGGAGCGCAGCCGGTCGGCCGCTTGCTCGTTCTTGCAACGTATCTCCCAGTAAGAAATGTCCTTTAGGAAATCGGCAGGACTCGTATACGTCAATGTCCTATCGCCAATGGTGTAGCTTTGGATGCCGCCGTTTGTTGCCGTGTAGGTCTGATAAGCCGCCATCAGCTGGTCATACATCTGGCAGGACGTGGTGCGCGCATCGAGCACGCCGCTGGCGGCGGTCGCGCGGAAATCAGGATCAACCGACAGCGTCCCGTGCCAGATGGTGTATTTCTCGGCGGCTTTCTCTACCCAGCCGTCGCCGACGTAATTGCCCTTGGTGTATGCCGTTGTCGTCGAGCCTGGCACGCTCACCAGATAATCGAGGCCGCTCGCAGTCGCCACGATCTCAAAGCCGGCATTGGTCTGATGCCGGAAGCGATACTTGAGCGTCCAGCCATCACTAGCGGGAAAATCCGCTAGGTTGCGTTTCCAAGCCCAGGTATCGCCCGCTGTCACGCGGCAAGGTTCGCCTAATGGGACGTCTACGCTCATCCCCAAAACCCCGGCCGCTTCGGCGCTTTCATGCCAGAGAAAAAGGGCGCCGGCGTTCCCGTTACTGCGGGAGGAGACCCAGCAACGGGAGGCGCCGCCGGCGGTGCATTCGCACTCTCTAAGGAACTTTTGAGTGCTGCCCAATTCATGCGCGCAATCCCTGCACGCATGGCAGCGGCATAGCACAAGACCTCGAGGTCGAGCGGTTCATTTCTCTCGCGGGTTTTTACCCATTCGCGCACTTCCATTCCTCTCAAATTCCTGCGAATCAATTTTTCCGAGACCAGTCCTGCGAAATACTCATCGGGCAAGCCGCTCGGGAAATGCATCAGTCCTGCGCCGCGCGCCCCGATATCAGTCTTAGCGGTCAAATCCAGCCGCCGGTAAATACGCTCCTTGGCGGCGTCCACACCGATCGGCCATAGCTGCACGCCACCCTTGATTGATCGGCCGCGCCGGTTCACGTCCTGGTAAGTCGGTTTGCCTAACAACGGTCTGCCTTGTGCCTGAATGCCTTTGCACGCCATCAGTCCTTTCGGCCGATGTCGACGGCAATGTTCATACACCGTCATCGTCTGATAACCCGAATCGACTGCTAGGTATGTCATTGTCACGCCGTCGTA